GCGCTGAACTTGTTGGTGGCGATGCCACGACCGATGGCCGCAGCGTTGTAGGCAATGGGGTCGATGCCCTCCAGCCCGTTGCGGGTGAAGAGCATGACGTGGATCATGTCCTGCTCCAGGTACGTCCCGTTCAGGAACTGGAAGGAAGGCAGGCCGGTCTGCACCTTGTAACCCTTGACACCGTTGTCGAACAGGACGGTGACCCAGTCCTTGTCCACCGGGTGGATCGCCTTGGGCGACCCGTCGGATGTGCGCTCGATGACTGCGTAGAAGTCACCCTTGCCCAGGAGCCTGGAGATGCCGGTGAACCACAGGGTGAAGGGGTCCATGTAGCCGTTGGGGGCCACCTTCAGGAGCCGGCTGACCGGATGGTTGTCAGCGTCCTCGAAGCCGGAGTCAGTCATGACCTTGACGCTCTTCGGCAGAGCGGCGATGTTCTCGGAGATCAGCTTGATGGCCGCGTAGACGGCCGTGAAACGCAGCGCGGCATCCTCATCCACGACTACACCGTAGTCGATGGCGTTGGCGCCGCGGAACGTGCTGAAGTTCGGGATGTAGCCAACAGCCCAGCCGCGGATTGCGCCCAGGATGCGGTCCCGAAATGATATGCGTTGCGCCCGTCTATCCATGTATCTATAGTTTGCACCAAAGATACAGATAAACTGGCGCAACGGCCTATAAATCAGCGTTATAAAAGGCGGTACACTTGGCGTGATAACGGGCTACCGGGGCCCCATCTTGATGACCCGCAGCGTGTGGTCCTTGTAGGCCTCGCCGCTCTTGCCGGACGTCTTGGTGAGCCAGCCGCCGATGGCGTCGACCAGCGCCACCACGCCGTCGATCTTGTTCCTGGACCGGGCCTTGTCCAGCTTGATGTTGGCGTTGGGATCCGTGTAGATCACGACGTTTCGGAACATCCACCGGATGATCGGGTTGTCCAGGAAGTTCAGCTCATGCTTCAGCACCGCGCTCTCCATCCATTTGGTCGGGACGCTCATGTAGCGGATGCTCTGCTGGTACTCTATCAGCTTGTCCTCGTAGCGCCCGAACTTCCCGAGCACGTTCCACATGCCCCAGGGGTCGTAGCTGATGCCCTTGACGCTGTAGCGGTCCATCTCCATGATGAGGCGCTGGACGAACCAGTCCTCGTCGATGACGTTGCCAGGCGTCTGCTCCAGCCAGCCCTGCTCCGCCCAGCGCCGGTAGTCCACCCGGTCCTCCATCTCCGCGACCTTCGCCTCCGGCACCAGGAAGAGGAACCGGGCGACCTTGTACTTGGGAAACCAGAAGGCCGTGGCCACGATGTCCGTCTTGCGGGCGAAGTCGATGCCGACCCAGCACTCCGCGCCCTCAAGCTGGGCCTTGTCAAAGTCGGCGTTGTTCGCCGTGACGTCGTCATCGGGTATCCATACCGTCGGCGCATCCACCCACATGTTGAGGTTCTTCACGCAGAAGGCCGCCAGCGTGCTGCCACCCTTCATCTTCGCCTCGGCGCACTCCGCAGCCATGTACTCCTCGCTCACCGACACCCCGAGGTTTGGATTGACCTTGCGCCAGGTGTTGGGGTCGTCATAGCGGTCGCCCTCGTCCGGGATGTAGAGCATGATGAAGTGGTTGTCCTTCTCCTTGATGCCGAGCAGCACGTCGCGCAGGACCTGGATGTCGGCGTAGTACGGCAGGCTGGTGTCCATGCCCGCCGTGCTGATGGAGAAGATCAGCGGCTGCGTCCGGGCGCCCATGCCGGTCTTGATCAGGTCATAGATCTCGTTGGTCGCCCAGGCGTGGCGCTCGTCGCAGATGGCGGCGTGCGGGTTCAGCCCGTCCTTGTTCTTGGTCTCCTTCGTGAGAGGCTTATAGACGCCGGCCTTGTCCGGGTAGCGGATCTCCCCGAGCCGGACCTTCGCCACGTCCTGGAGCATGGAGCCCTTGAGCAACTCCTTGGATCCGTCGAAGCAGAGCTTGGCCTGCTCGCGGTCCACGGCAGCGGCGTAGACCTCGGGTCCCTGCTCGTCGTCCATGAAGAGCATGTAGAGCGCGACGCCGGACGCCAGCATCGTCTTGCCGTTCTTCCTCGGCACCAGGATGTCGGCGTACCGGAAGCGCCGGCGCCGGGTGGAGGCGAGCTTCCACCCGAAGATGTTCACCATGGCGAAGACCTGCCAGTCCTCCAGCCGCAGGTGCTTCCCGGCGAGCAGGCCCTTGAAGTGCTTGAGCGTTTCCAGGAAGCGGCAGGCCCGCGAGGCCGACCGGGTGTCCAGGTAGATGTCGTCCCGCTGGAGGTCCCGCTCCCACCGCATGCACATCAGGATGATGAGCTGGCAGCTCGGGATCCCCCCGGAGATGACGCGCTGCGCGTAGGAGCGGGCGCGCGAGACGTAGTCGGGCTTAGTCATCGAACTGCTCATTGAATTTCTCCAGGGCGCTCTTCTGGGGCTTGCCCTCGCCCTTCAGGCGCTTGCGCCCCGTGGGCGTGAGGCCGAGCTTGATGGCCGTGGACTCGTAGTCGTTCTGGGCCTTGCCCATGATCTCCACCGCGGGGTTGGTCTTCCACTTGGTGCAGCCGCGGTCCTTGAACTCGATAACGGTGCCCAGCCTCTGCACGTCCTTCGCGGCCGTGCGCGCCAGCACCACGTTGCGCGCGTAGCTGGCGATCACCGGCACATCGGCCGGGTCGAGCAGGCCCTTGTGGTCCAACACAGTCACGACATCTCGGAAGATTGTCTGCTCTGGTTTTGTCAGGGACTTGAAGTCCCCGGAATTAAAAATTTTTACACTAAGTTCTTTATCCATAATACATTGGGGTTTGACCCTAAAAATTAGATTTATCGTGATCGAAACTGGGGACGTGGTTTTGCGAGAGGGTGCTCCACAGATCTACCCCACTCCCCATCTATTTAATAATCAATCACTTATAATGATTATTGGCATAAAACGCGTTGTTCTCTTCTCTCGTGCACCATCGAAGATTGCTCGCGCGATTATCCTCCTTGTCTTCGTTGATATGATCCACGCAATCGCGGAATAAATTCCGACCGGAAACAAAGGCCATAGCCACAAGGCGATGCACGCGATGTTCTTGACCGAAACGATCGTCAATCAGCAAATAATCTCGCCCGTCTCCTTTCTTGTGTGGCGACATCAGCCGCAGATTCCATGTGCTGAAAAGCCTTCCGAGATTACTAACCATAATTCCTGGAGCGACAGACATCTTCCAGATCTCGCCAGGCTCGCAAGGCGGATTATAGCCGAAGTGCTCAGCATATAGTTTATCCACGTTCTTGTGGGTTCCATCCGCAAATAAAACGCGCAGCTTGCCGTAGTTCGTTGGCTTCCCCACGAACCTTAGAGTCTTCCAGCTCCACACGCGCTGGTAGTTACTGATCATGTAGTCCGGCTGGTCACTCACGCGCACAAACACCTCGCCGGGCTGTGCAAGATCATTGCACGCCGGGGCAACATACGAAGCCTTGGCCGGAAAGCACATAGCAAGCAGACGCGAGACAAGAATACTCTCACGATGATATTCAGCCTTGCGCCCAGTTGCACAGCTCAGCCGCACAAAGGGCTTCCCATCGGCGTTGTTGATATGAGCCAGGATCCGCCCGGTACTTAGCTTCCGGACAGTGCCATCCTTCTTGATCTGGTAGTCAGGCCAGCCTGCTACAGGCCACCATCCGTCTTGTGTGTTCTTTTCCATTCGTGTATCAGTTTCTTATCCTTTTGTCCTTTCAGCATATTGCACCGGTTGCACAGCGACTGCAGGTTAGACTCATCGTAGAAGTCCTCGCAGATCGGCGCGGGGATGATGTGGTCCACGCAGTCCGCGGCCTTGATGATGCCGTTGCGCCGGCACTCCTCGCACAGCGGGTGCGCCATGCGCCAGCGCCTTGCGAGCTTCGTCCACCGCGGCGTATGGTAGCGGGGGTCGCTTGCCTCGCGGTGGTAGCCGCCGTCGTGCGTGTCCACTCTATCCTTCGAGTCCCAGGGCAGGTTCATCTCGCAATCGTTTAATGATTCTCATCATGGCGTCCTGCAGTCCTTCCTTGTTCTGCAGTGCAGCCATCACTGTCTCATCCATGGTGCCCTTGCACACCAGGTGGTAGAGGATCACCGGCTTGGCCTGGCCCTGACGAAGCAGGCGTGCGTTGGCCTGCTGGTAGAGCTCCAGGTTCCACGTCGGGGAGTACCAGACGATGATGTGGCCGCCTGCCTGCATGTTGAGCCCGAAGGCCACGCTCGCAGGGTGCGCGCACATCACGCGGATCCGTCCGGCGTTCCAGCGGTCCAGCAGCTCCGGCTCGCCATGGAAGGAGACGGCGTGAGGGACGGCTGCCTGGATCCGGGCAAGCTCGTGCTTGTAGTTGTAGTAGACCAGCACCGGCTCGTCGGTCTGCTCGAGCAGCTCGGTCAGCGCCTCGATCTTGGTGGTGGACACCTCGTGCCAGTGGTGGTCGTCATCGTAGACCGCGCCGCTGCTGAACTGCAGTAGCTTGTTGGCGAGGGCCGCGGCCGTCACGGCGAGGATCTCGGCGCCGTCAGCGAGCTGCGCCACGCAGTCCATCTCCAGCAGCCGGTAACCAACCATGTCATCCAGCTGGAGGGTCATGCCGCCGTCGATGCAGTCCGGCATGTCAAGATAGTCCTCGGCCTTCATCGTCAGGCAGATGTCGGAGATCTTCTGCGAGATCTGCTCCTTCGCGCCTCGCCGCGGCAGGTACTCATAGATCACTGCGCCGTTGCGCGCGCCCGGCCGGAAGTATGTGTCACGATACTGCCCGATGGTCTTCCCGAGTCGCTCGCCTCCGTCCAGCAGGCGGATCTGGGGCCACAGGTCCATCAGGCCGTTGGGCGCCGGTGTCCCCGTGAGTTCGATGAGCCGCCGGATGTACGGCCGCACCAGGCTCAGCGCCTTCCACCGCTTGGACTGGAAGTTCTTGAAGCTGGTGCTCTCGTCCAGGACCACGCAGTCGAAGGGCCACGTGCAGATGAGCCGCCGGCGCTCGAGGTCGACGTACTGGCTGACGAGCCAGACGGTGTTGTCGCGGTTGGTCACGTAGATGTCGGCGTCCTCCTTGAGGGCGGCCTTGCGTTTCCAGCTCTCGCCCATGACGAGCGACACCCTCGTGCCCCTGAGGTGGTCCCACTTGGCGCACTCGGCGGTCCAGGTGTTGAGCGCCACGGATTTCGGGGCGATCACCAGGACCCTCCGCAC